ATTCAGCGCATTCTCTATGCGTCGAATATTACTATTGGGGCCACTGACGGAGCCACCTAAGATGAATATGTCGTCGGGGGGCGTGCCCCCATCCACCAATTGTTTAATACGGAACACCACAACACGCTCTATATTGATTCGACTATTACGAATATAGACCACCTTACCCCCCGATTTCTGCGCGACGAGACGGGGCTCTCCTAGCATGACTTGATTCACGAATTCGGCCATTTCATTCGTAACGCGATAGGACGTTCTTAGAGTGCATTTGCAAAAGAGGGGACTTTGTAACCAGTCAAATCCACACCAAATCTTATCGGCAAGGGTCAAAAAGCGGGTGTCGGCGCCTTTGAATTCATATAGTCCTTGCATCCAATCCCCCATGACTAAGATTTGTATTTTGTTGACCAGGTGTCCGATGACATACCGAATGAAACGGTAATAAATGAGAGACATATCTTGTGCTTCGTCTAAGACGACAATATCATATTCGGGCAACGGCCGCGTAGGCAACATACGCGAATTCAGGATTTGTCTCAGTCCAGTATCGGTATGTGCACTTGGTAAAAAGTATTTGACTGCCAAACTGTGAAACGTATGGACTTCGAGGTTACTAATGCCTAACTCCGACGCTTTGGCGACTACATCTTGGCGTAACGAGGAATTATAGGTGATTTGAAGGAATCGTTCGTTGGGCATTCGTTTTGCCGCCGACAAAATCGTGGTGGATTTACCCGAACCCGCACACGCATCAACTACTACGTTTTTCCCGTCTATAATATAATTTATAATAGCCATTTGTTCTTCACTTGGCTCGTGCATCTAAGATGGGTCAAATATATATTTTGACACAATTCTCTTTATATTATTTCATCGAAGGACAACACAATACAATCAAAAAGGAATGGCCATAATCATGTTTCTCACCAGAATCAAATCTTGGACAACAATGCGATAATTCCGTTTTCGATGAATCAAACCCTTCATATAACTAAGAATTTGTATAATATTACCAATATTTTGGGGTGGAACATAGGTCTGTATTGTATTTATCAAATCGAGAATGACTGAATCTGGAAGTGGGGAATTGGTTTGTATTGTATGTATAATGGAGTCTATCATGCTTAGTATGTTAGTTTTGTGGTTTATAGAGGGCAAAGGCAAAGGTACGGGAGTAGGCAAAGGTACGGGCGTAGGCAAAGGCGAAAGTGGACGCAATACATTTTGTGCAAATTCACCTATCACATTACCCGGAGGAAAAGTATTCATCGTGATAATTGCGACAGATGTAGTAGGATTATAGGTAATTCCGACCCCCATCTTAGTACTCGCCAACCATACCAAACATGTAAAATGGCCGGTCGCTTCTGAAAACCCGGGATTAGAAAAATCATACAAAGAAACCTCATTATACCATGCATCGACAGCCGCTTTCATCAATGTCATTGTATCGGTCCCATATCCCTGAAAATATGCCAGGTTTTCACCATACGATGTATTACCGCTATGTTTAAAGACATTATTCGATGCCAAATACAAAGACCATTGCTGTGAAAATGCGGCAATAGTTACATCCCATGTGAGTGGCTCCGCACGATGCTTCGCCCTATATGTATTTATATAATTGGTTATTTCGACCGCTTGGTCCGAAGTTATTCCAGTCGACATATACATATACTAAATATATTTTATTTGACAGCATATATGCAGTTGTAATTCAGAATTCCATAACTGTATTCTAATGTGATTTATAAGAAGCACCGGCGTCAAATCTCCAATAAAAATAGACCATTATATTAGGTTCGGATGAGCAAAACAACCGCAACGGTATGTATATTGGGTCATGGACGCGAAAAACCAGATAAACCGTTTATCAAAACGGGTCGGAGTAATTCGCGCGGAATTGATATATTGGGATTGGTCCAAAAATACGTGAAACGATTAAGATGGATTAGTGTTGCGGGTAAAATCGGATGCGATGCCATATATGGCATCTATTCGAGACCTCAACACCGTCTAGACGAAAGAATCGTTGCGCGACTACAACACTTGATGCATAATAAACACGGTCGACGGGTGAGAGATATAATAAACAAAATCGCGGCGGAATACGGCGCAATTTACTCGAGCATGGCGAGCGTTACGATTGCCGAGATGTCACCCGACGAAAGCGTATTATATGAATCCAATGTCCCATTTCGACTATATACACCCATAAATCGGAAATTAATATCGTTCTTAGATGTGGGTCACCTCGAACAAGTAATAGATAAATTGGAATTTTCAAGTGATGATATAATAATCAGGTATTTGAATGAGCTCACTTTATCGCGATTTCAGATAATCGATGGAACCCCCAATATCGAATTGACTAATCCGGCATGGTATGACCAAATTGTTGATTATTTAGGCAATCGTATTATACACACAAATGGGATATTATTGTCATCGAAAACGGTATTGAGACAAATCTTGGATTATCTCGATACAATTTATCAAGACCCCGCGCAAAAACGTAATAAACTCTTTCATTTGGTATTGAAGTCGATGTTGAAACGTCTGATTGGGGACAGTGTTAGAACGATATATCCCGATTACGCCGACAATATAGAAACCCTTTTATTGAATGCGGATTTAGACGTATCGGCGACTTTGGCGTATCGCGAGGCGTTAATTGACGACCGGGTAGTTGACATACATAATGATTATGTGGCCTTCATATGTGCATTTCTAGGATTTAATATTACCAATGTAATCGATGGTGGATGTCGCTCCACCTTGGATTTATTATCTCGGTCGGAACAAATCGATATAACTGGACTCGAAGATGTATTACCTGTTGCACTAAGTCGGGCAAATAGTATGCAAGATAGACGTTCTAAGAATACACGTCGCAAAAGGGCCAATACGGTGGGGGGTACTAAGAAACGAACCGCCAGATAAAGATGTATAAATGTATTATATATTAATGGCTGGGTTTGAAGGAAAAGGAAAAAGAAAAAATATGGAAGATCATATATATGATAGAGATCATATAGATGATAGGCCATTAAAAATCTATGTGGAAAGTAAAGAGGAAAGTAAAGAGGAAATGGATATGGAAAGTAAAGCGGAAGATGAAATTCATGTTATGTGTAACGCAAGTGGTACAAATAAATGCTTTATATGTATATTTGGTCATGGTCTCGAGTATCCTGATGCTATAATAACAGACGTACCTAAACCCAATATAATAGTACATAGTATGGCAGGCAAATGTGGGTGTACTGTTAGTACACTATCATCAGAGGAGGGTCAAAATTTGAGAGAAGTAATAGCCCTATCATTACAAAGCCATCTAATGGACCGCGCAGCGAGTGAAGAATCATTATGTGAAGAATTTCAGACTATATTCACCCATTACAAGCCTACATATATTAAAGAATGTACACAAAATGATAGTGAATTGTTAGTTTCACCATTATATTTAACCAATACTACTTTTTTTCCACATCCACAAACCGTTTATAAATCTATATCATTTATCGATACAGGTAATATAGTAGAAAAACACGGTAAACTTATGGGTATGGGTATGGGTAAACAGACCAAAATTCGTAGGTATCTTAATAAAATTGTAGATTATAGGTGTCAAATTATTCACCCATCAGATACAGGTTTAAAAAACCCAGAATGGTATAGTATAATAAAGACAGATGCACTAACTAGAGGGGTTTTACTATCATCAAAGCATGTTATAAGCCAAATATTAGAATATACAGGCAGAAAAGGTTTTGTAAGGCCACCGATATATGAAGAAGAAATATTTAATAGATTGAAAGAAAAATTGAAAAGTGAATCTCTTACAAGAGTTGATATGAGATATCCATGCTATACAAGGCTATTGAAAGATTTGATAAATAATATGATAGATGATTTTAAAAAAACGGGTATGGATACTCAGTCAATTGAAGAATTGAGAATAACATATATAGAAGCATTAATAACCGACCGTATGTGCGAGTTAAGTAATGTTAGTATATCATTCATTTGTTCGTTGCTTGGATTTGACGAAACGCACATATTTGATACATCATGTCGAGACACTGTGACCCCTATATCTGTAGAAAGACAAGAAGAAATATATCAATTAGAATGTCGATATATGGCGTCAGTATGCGATTACGCGGAGAAAGTATTACCCGATGAAGCAATGGAATTGACAGCATCCTGTAAATCGATGAAAGCAGCACCCTACGCGAGGGAAGTGACACCACATCATGACGCGATGGAAGTGACACCCTACGCGAGGGAAGTGACACCACATCATGACGCGATGGATGTAGCAGGAAAAGGCGGCTCAGCAAGAAAAACAAAGAAGCGACGTCAAAAACACCGAAAAACAAAGAATTTCAGAAAAAAACGTAGTAATAAATCAGGATTTAGTCGTAAACGCCGTCTATACAAATAATTATGAATACTGTACTTGTATCTCAAGCTATAAAAGTGTTACATATTTCAACCGATTCACCAGAATCCGTAAATTCCATCCTAGTTATGGGTGTGCGACATAGTGAGCATATTGGAGAATGATTCCAATTGAGACTATCCATGTATTTATACATGCATCCAGTGCATGTCAAATGTCCACAGTCAATCGAAACACACCGTTTCGACAATACCGTCTCTAAACAAATCGGGCAAGTAGTGTCCGATTGACCCGCCTCGGCTGCACCCTCAACAAGGGATATACAAACTTCAATATTATGTTTGGGTCGAAACATAATATCGAGAATTCGGTGATACTCATCTTCCGTCTCTCGAAGTCGCCGTTCGGCCGCCAAATAGTTGGTTTCTATACGGTCAAATTCGGCCGCCAATCGGTCAAATGCCGCCATGGCATCAAGGCGTCTCTCGGAAATACGTTCCCATTCTATTACGCGGGCAATTTCTATTTCTCTCGGGCACGACGGCTGGAACTTTCGCGGTTGTGAGCTAAATATTTTCTTTAGATTCTCGTCGATTACTATCAAATTATGCCGATTGTCGCCCTCGAATCTCCGACGGTATAGCTCGGCCGCACCCGGCAATTCAGCGCGTTTAGTATAGTATTCGCGATACAGGGATTTGGTCGCATTGACCACACGATTGCCCGGCATCAATTCGCGGACGAGTAGTTGTATCATTTTCGGCGTACACAATACATTCAGCAAATAATAGGCATATCGCCCGTCCGGTTGGTAGGCAATACTATATTCACATGCTAGAAGCACCTCGCGCACCATGAATCCGACTGATTCATCATGGCATTTCAATATATTATGTCCCGTTTTATTGCAAAAGCTACATTTGTAGCTACGTTTGGTCTCAAAATCAGAGGTCAAGTTGCGCGGTTCCGTTTCTGTTTCCATATTCATAATAGTTGTCGGGTTGTATTGCATATAATTCGGGCATAAAAAGCAATTCAATTTTATGTGGATGCTATACTAGTCCATTCTTCGGGACATAAGTCGGACGTATTTATTCCCATATGTTTGCCAAACCATTGTGCTGGGTGGCACACTATCTTGTCTGGATAGGGGTCTAAATAGGCCCCCCACCAACTAAATGTACTGTTGGCAATGATATGGTGTCGACATTCGCTCATAATGAGCATTTCCTCCCAATCTTCTAAACCGTCGGGTGCAGTGACAAAGACCAAATTGGGAAATATAGAATCTAATTGTCTTATCATAATATGAACCTCCTCAAAATCGGCTTCTTCGCAAAAATACATTACTGTGTAACGGTCTAATCCACCCTTATCTAAGATATATTGCAAGGATGTACGATAATAATCTATTTCTTGTACTGGATGATAACCATTAGAGTCCTTATAATCCCCCCGTCGAAAATGCATACTAATAGTATTGTATTTCAAATCATCGCGTTGAACACCCACTTTGGACAATACACCCTGTTTTGCCTGCTCTATTTCTAAGATTTGGTATATAGTGGCGAATTGGTCTTGGAAATACTTCCAACTTTGGAAGTACCCATAAAGACAAAGACATTGACCCTTTGAATCGATAAACGGTATTTCGGTATATTCGAATCCCGGCTCTTTTACTACGGCCAGCTCCATATCTAAATGCTCCACTAAGACTGGTGCTAAACCTTTTAAAAAGGTCGTCCAATAGGTATGTCTTGGGGTCGTACCGTCTATTTCCAGTTTTTTTACATTGAAAAATCGATATTCGCGTTTTGTGCGGAGCGCGTAGGCCATTGCGTTGCTTATTTCAAAGAGTTGGTTCCCTAGTCCACCCATCAAATAGGTCGTAATCATTTCTTTGATTATATAATCGAAATTGTGTTTATATTATATAATCAAATCATTATTTCTGCCGCCTCCGGCGGCTTGAACGCGCACCGTTTACCACAAATCCGGGATTATTCTCTATAGCGCGCAGGAGTCGGAGTTGTTTCTTTGCTTTGGATGCCGTAGTGCATTTGGCAAAGACCTTTTTCGTCTTGGCATTATACACTTTATAGCAATTCCGGCCGGGCATTTTACGTGTTCGGTATGGCATTATATAATATACTAAGATTTTGTATATACCCCCGGGTCTAAAAATAATCATTATTGCGCGTTAAAAGTAACAGAGGTAATATATAGCTTAATTGGTCTCTACCTTCATCATAATAATAATGATAATAGTAATGATTGCGCGAATGACGGTGACCGGACCTCGATGACCCGGAAGAGCACGAGGATGACCTTGATGACCCCGAAGACGAAGATGACCCCGAAGACGAAGAGGACCCCGAAGAATGAGAGCGGTGCGAATGATGCGAATGATGCGAGCGGTGTGAGCCAGGCATTATATAATATTTTATCATATTAAATTCCGCCGTTTTTTTAATTCGACTTAAATACACTGCTAAGATGCAGCAATTTATACAAAACATCTTAGAAAATACACTATATCAAAACATCGGATTCGGTTTCGCCGATATAATCACTATTGTAAATCCAATAAAACAATTTAGAACCACATCAATATTCGACTCTATTGAGATGACCGAATTTGTCAAATCCGCTGTACCATTGGCTTTCAGTATTCCAGATGAATGTATTGTCGATGCCATTCCAAAGAAAACGCGACTTCTTGCACCACTTATACCCGGGGATGTGTCGACCTATGTCTTCGATAAAACGATGGAAAAGGAATACAATGAGATGTATCGCGAATCGCGGTTCGCTATAACGATGAAAAAGGGGGGATGGGATTGTCTCCGACATTATGAAATAATGATGAACGGATGTATCCCCCTATTTGATAAATTGGACCAATGTCCCGAGACGACATTGACCACCTACCCCAAACATCTCAATGTAGCTGCATTTGAATTATATCGCAATTGGGACGATTCGGAGGAATGTATAGAAAAATACAATAAATTATGTAATCAATTCTTAGACCATACGCGACAATACTGCACTTCATCCGCGGCAGCCAAGCGTTTCCTTGGCTCGATAAAAAACGGCGACAAAGTTCGGAATGTTCTTCTTATTACCTGTAATTGCGGAGTTAATTATGCGAGAGAAATGTTATGGATAGGATTAAAACGCTATATTACCGAATTAGGTGGGTCGGCCGTTGAGCACGATAAAATGCCCTATTTGTACACCGATTTCGACGATTCATTGGCCTCCAATTATTATGGCAACATTTGCTTTACTTTCCCGAAAAGGTTACAAAAAGACGCCGATTATGACACGTCCGAGGCGGAAATCTTGGACAAAATCCGCGATGGATTCTGGGACCTCATCATTTATGGCAAGGTCGGTCCGGATGAATACTGTTATTTCCCCCATTTCGACACAGTAAAACAGCATTACACTGGGGATAAATTGGCATTCATCTTCCCAGGGGATGAACCATTCAACATGAAGAATACCGACCCCGAAGCCTATCATGTCAACATGTTCGGTCAACATCTCCGATACAAACCCTATACCGATTATTTGAATTATTACCGGCAATTGGGGACCTGTTTCGTTCGCGAGCTCGAAGACTATTATCATACATTGTTATAATAGGTTATTGGACTCAAGGATTGTATTGCACCCACCAGCGTCCTATCATCTTCGCGTTGTATTAGAATTGGATATAACACCGTATTTACGGGCATTTCTAAGAAATACGAGGCCTTTCTTATAGTAGTCTGATACAAAGATTCCTCACACTGCTCGCGTTTTATGGCGCGGACACCCTTCAAATGCGCCATCTTGGACAAATCCGAATGATGACACACCTTGTATTGGACGACCTCGCGCTCAGAGCAGCCGTTTTTCCGACCCGCATGTAATACATCGCAGTCGAATAGGAAGGCAGACCCAGCGGGTCCATCAATATTTACTATAGGCGAAACCACAAAGGGATAGGTCGCGTGACTTCCCGGGCAGAGTGAGAGTAGTTGCCCCGAATACTTATATAATATAACCGTATATACGGGGTGAATGGTTTTGTATATGCGCTGGCTGCTCGTCACATCCCGATGAAAGGTCGATAGTGTCCCGTCATAGATAGAATACGAATAATCGAGGAAGATATATCCGGATGGAAGACGCGATAAAACGTCCTTTTCTAAGATGGGATGTATGAGTGAGTCGCCTCCCGATAAATAGCGCGTGTCATACAATACACAAAAACCGTCTTTTTCCAAGGTGCGCGTTTTCATTGCGACCTCCGCGTCTTCTTGGTATTCGATTGAATATATGGCAATATATAAAAATAGTATCCATAATATTGGTATTATCCATTTCCAATAGGACCCCTTTTTATATTTCATATAGTATTGTATTAAATATAAAAGTATTGCGTCTACTCGCACCACAATACTGCATATAAGCGTACGATATGGTACAAAAATAATACAAATGTATCCAATATCTAAGATTTTGAAACAATGAAATAATATACAGTATTATATATATGAATATTGTCACTTCGTTGGTCGCCACCCTCGCGCTTTTGCTGTTTTTCGACGGCGTTTATCTTGGAGCCATGAAAGGATACTTTGAGAATCAGGTCATCCAGGTACAGAGTGCCAAGCTCTCGCTCAGAGTCGCAGGTGCCGTTCCCTGCTATTTGCTCATTGCCGCCGGTCTCTATTATTTCATCATATACAAACATCGCCCCCTTTTAGACGCGTTTTTCTTAGGAATTTTTGTATATGGGGTCTATGAAACGACCAATTACGCTCTATTGAAACAATGGAAACCGATGACGGTGTTTATCGACACTCTGTGGGGCGGCGTCCTTTTCACCGCAATAACGTATATTATATACAAAATGCAGAAATGGTGGCAATAACCCCCCAAAAACGCCCTTTTTCGATGTCCCATTTCTTCCAATCTTAGAAATGACTTTTTAGATAAAAGAGTTGGGGATTTTTCAGAATGGACAAGAAT